CACTATCCGCACCGCCAGGTACAGCACGGCCACGATCGCCAGGATTACCGGCGGGTCCATTATTTCCTTTTTCATTATTTTCCTCGGGGGCGTCGGCCTGACGCAAATGGTGCGTCAAGTCCGTGGCCTCGGTGGGTGCGGTGCGAGTTGAGGGGGTGCGCGGCTGCGTGTGGCCGCAGTCAATGCAGCCGAACAAGGCGTGGGCCGGAACAAGGGTGCCGTGCCCGTTGGGGCACGTCGGCAGCTGGCGCGGGCGCGCCAGTTTAAAGTTGCGGATCGCAACTTTGTGGCTTACTTTTGAAAACATAAACGCCTCCTATTTGATGGGTGGGCCGTTTTAGCCGGGCCGCGAAAACCGTCCAAGTATTCGCGGTTCGGCGCTTTTTTTAACCTACTTAAAGATACTACATTGCTATTGATCTGTCAAGTGCTAACTTGCATATAAAAGTTTATTACCCCTTTTATGTCAATTTTATTATTGACAATATGCCAGTTTTAAAATAGCTTATAGGTATGGAAAATTTTGATATGTTACGTATAAAGACCGAAGAGATCGCACGATATAGGGTTCTTAGAGGGTTCAAGACGCTGACCTCTCTCGCCGAGGCGTTGGGCTGGCACCGGCAATATCTTAGCCAAGTATTAAATATGCCTGATCCTGGGGGCGTGCATTTAAAGACGATCGCCCGGATGTGTAAAGTCCTGAGCGCGCCAGACGACCAGGTGAAAATCGAGGATCTGGTCGAGTACGTGCCGGACCCTTGAATATTACACATTTTATAAAACCCTTGCAAGGTTAATTGAAAACAATTAACCTCCCGCTTTCCGTGGCCGGCCGCGCCGGGTGCCCGCTTGACAAATCCCCGCTGTCGAAGATATTTGTAGCGTACTCTCTACGACCGGCCCGGGCAACTCCTCCCATTTTGGCCGGTGGCCGCGCCTCGATTTTTCCCGGGCGCTGGTTCGGCGCGCGGTTTTTGCGGGGTGCGGCCTGGGTGGAGGTTAATTGCAATTTATTAAGCTGATTTATAAAGTTAGGTTATAATGCCGGCGACGATCGAAGAAATCGAGAAAGCGCTTACGGTGTCCCGAGGCTTGAAGGGACCGGCCGCGCAAGGTCTGGGCGTCACTTGGCAAGCCGTGCATAATCGAATCAAAAAATCTGAGCGATTGCAGAAGCATCTGAAGCAGATCCGCGAGGATTCGCTCGATTATGTCGAGGGTAAACTTTTCGAGAATATCGACGAGGGCAACACCTCCAGTATAATCTTCTATTTAAAATGCCAGGGCAAAGGGCGCGGCTATGTCGAGCGCGTCGAAACGACCGGCGCGGACGGTGGCGCCATAGAGCACCGGCAACTCGACGCACCGCCTCGGCCGGCAACGTATAGCGATTGGCTCGAACAGACGGCCGGCAACCGGCTTGACCAGGTGTTCGGGGAAACGGCCGGCAATGGTCACGAGGCCAACGGAAACGGCACCACATGAGCGTAGCGGTCAAACAGGTGCCGGTGGCCTGGCGGCCGCAGCACGGGCCGCAGTCGGACGCCTGCGCGGCTGCTGATATATGCCAAGAATTGTTTTATGGCGGCGCTGTTTTTGGGGGCAAGAGCGATTTCCTCCTGGGCGATTTCGCCAGCGATATTCACCAGGGGCCGGCCTGGTCGGGCGTATTATTCCGGCGGTCGTCGCCAGAGCTGGAGGATATAATCGAGCGCAGCCATGAGATATATCCGTATCTCGGCGGCGAGTATCTGGTCGGAAAATCGACCTGGCGCTTCAAAAGCGGCGCGCTCTTGCGATTGCGGCACATGGAAAGCGAAAAGGATTTTCAAAGATATATGGGCTGGTCGCTGGCCTGGGTCGGCTGGGACGAATTGCCGAACTGGCCGAGCCTGAAGCCCTATCATCAAATGAAGTCCCGCCTGCGCGGGCCGGCGAAGCACAAGCGAATCCGCGCCACGGGCAACCCGGGCGGTCGCTGTCATGCCGAGATTAAAGAATATTTCGACATCGGCCGGCATCCGCACGGCTACCACCTGCACCAGGACGACGAGAGCGGCCTGGCGCGTATGTTCGTGCCGTCGAGGGTGCGTGATAACACGATCGGACTGGCCGGCGATCCGGGCTATATTTCCAGGCTCAAGGGCGTCGGCGACCCGGAGCTGGTGCGCGCCTGGCTGGACGGCGACTGGGACGCGATTGTCGGCTCGTATTTCGCTATGTTTTCACGCGCCGAGGCCGAAGTCGAACCGTTCGAGATTCCCGAAGGCTGGTCTGTATTTACCGGCGGCGATTACGGGGAGCATAACCCGACCTGGTGGGGCATCGCAGCCGTGGATTATGACGATGACCTCTGGATCATCGACGAGTACGTCAGAGCGGAGGCCGGCGGCGCGGATCATGCGCGCGGCGTCAAGGCAATGGTCGAGAATTGCCCCTATATCCGAAAAAGCCGGCCCAAGCTGCACCTGGCACCGTCCGATATGTGGACGCGCCGGGCGCCAGGCGAAGCCAGCCAGGCATTAGCGCCGCGCGATTCGTTCGCCGGCCAGGGCATCCACCTGACCCGGGCGAACATGGACCGGGTGAACGGCTGGCGCAACCTCAAGGATTTGATGTACAGCAAGCGGATTAAATTTTTCAAGGGCCGGACCGACCGCGTGGCTTCGTCGCTGGCATCTGTGCAGCGCGACCCGCACGACGCCGAGGACGTGCAAAAGGGCGGCGACGATCACCCGGCCGACGGCCTGCGGTATATCATCAATCACGTTTATAAGCCGCGTCCGACCAAAAAGCCGGACACCCGGCCCAACGCCGGCGCGGCTGTTATCGACCTGCTCGAATCGCTGGGCAAACAGAAATCGAGATATTCATAATATTTATTTCCTTTCCGCGTGTTGCTTGGAAAGCGAGCGCGGTTGATTAAAATAAGTGTAGCGGTTATAAAAGGGCGCCATCCCGCCGGTCGGGAGAGCGCCCTTTTTGCGTGTGTGCCGGTCGGATGGGGCCGGCATGCACAAAATAAGAAATAAACGATATGGCTTTATCGAAAAGACAGGTTAAATTTTGGCGTCGAGAAATGGAAGTGCTCGACGATCTGTATAAAAATCGAATGAAGCAGTGGCAAAACCTGGTGGATCTCCACAATCTCGAATTTGACCAGCAGATCCGCGACCTGGACGTGTCCGAGATGATCCGGGTGCCCGTATTTTATACGGTCTGCCGGCAGCTGATCGCGGCTATTGCGTTTAATTACCCGAAATTATTTATCACGGTCGAGGACGATGAGGGCGAGGGCTTCCCGATTTCGGATATTTTGGAGCGCGCCTCGAGCGCCTTCCTGCGCCTGGCGAACGTCAAGCGGCATGTGCATCAGGCTATATTTGACGCGCTTCCCTGCGGCATCGGCTGGCTGCGGGTGGATTATAACCCGCCGGGCGACGATCTAATCCCGCCGTACACGGCGAACGATTCAATGGCCGAGGATATGGTCTGCGTTTCCCGGGTGCCGCCTGGATTCGTCCACATCGACCCGCAATGTCCGCCGCACATGATCGGCCACGCGCGATATATCCGGGAAAGAATGTGGGTGCCGCTGAAGCAGCTAAAAGACGACGATAATATATCTCATCGGCGCGAGATAAAGGCGACAAGCGTCAACGATAAAGACGATCTCGTATTCGGCGAGCCGCAGCGCGAGCGCTCCGAAACGGACGAGCAGAAGGCGGTGCGCGAATCGGTTGATAATGGCGATTTCGTTTTGATCGACCGCATTCACGACAGGATGAACCGCCGGCAAATCATGTTTGCCGATGGCGTCGAGGAACCTATCCAGGACATAGAGCATCCGTTCACGAAGATGCACTTTGACCAACGGGTCGATATTTTGGGCGCGCCGATGTTTGCCGAGGACGGCGAAACGCCGGTGCTCGATTTGGAAAACGGCCAGCCGGCCGCCGGTTGGTTGGTGGAACACGGGTTGCCGTTTATCCCGCTCAAGTTCGACATGTCGGTCAACAGTTATTACCCGGTGCCGCAGCTGGAGCTGATTAAAGACCTCCAGGGCGCCATTGTCGAGTCCATGAGCCGGCAGTCGGCCATGCTGAAGCGCTCGGCCAGGCAGGCGCTGGTGCGCGAGTCTGAAGCT